CTTGCCTCGCTTGAAATGCCTAACGTAGAGGTGAAGTAATCATGGCTACCGATGGAAAAAGAAAAATCTTTACTGATGCCGTTGCGCCCGTTGCACACGAAGCAGCAGCAACCGCAGCCGTTCGCCCTGGTGCTTTAGTTGAGCAATCAGCGACAGGCGTAGCAGAGTCTAACGATGCTTCCACTGTGTTTGGTAAGCAAGCTTTGTTTGCTGACTATGACATTCTGGGCGCTGGCGATGTTGATACTAGCTATGCAATTGGTGAAAACGTCATTTTTCGTAAATTACCCGCAGACTGCACAGCTAATGTATTAGTTGCTGCATCATCTAACATCACAAGCAAAGGCGTTGGCCTAGCATCAAACGGTGCCGGTGTACTTAAAATCGCGGCGACAACTGGCGCTGACAAAATCATTGCTTACAGTGATGAAATCATTAACACAGGCGGTTCAATCACGCTTGTTAAAGTAAAAGGAGCATAACCCATGCTAATATTTAACCAAGCTTTGGCAAGGGGCGATGCAAGCAACTTGCGCAACATGAACATGCAATACCAAGCCGTTAACCGTCATCGTTCTGATGCTCGTCATGCGCTTAACCCTGCATTGTTTGCAAACGTTGGATCAAGTCCTACCGATCTATACAAGGACTTTGACTCTACAACTATCCGTCAATTCCACTTAGATGAAGGTGATAACCTGCTTAATCGCTTGTTACCCCTTGCACGCTCTTTACCAATTGGTCGTATGGTAAGTGAACAAGCTCGCGCCTCTGGTATGGGTGGCTTTCAGACTTCAATGTCTGGTGAAATCGCGGTTATCCATGACAAAGTTGACTATGACTTGGATGGCACATTAGTCCCTGTGCACCAAAACGGTTTTAGTACGTCTTGGCGTGAAGAAAATCAAATGTCACTAGATGGCTTTGATGATGCAATGGTTAAACAGTCTGAATCTTTGCGCACTCACCGCAAAGGCTTGATCAGCTACATCATGGACGGCACTACAGCCACCTATAAAACTTACGGCTGGTCTGGTTTCCGTGGTGATGCTCGCGTGGATCAAGTTGATATTGGGGCAGGTGGTTTTGCTTTTGATTACACTGACAAAGCGCAATTAGGTAGCGCTGTTGTTACTGCGTTCACTGCATTAGCAGAAAGACGCTTTGTGACTCAGAAAATAAACGCACCGGCTGTTTGGTTTGTATCTAATGAGGTTTATTGGAACTTTACCCGCGATTACAGCACCGCAAAAGGTGACAACACTATCATGCAGCGTTTGCTTGGCATTCCTACTGTGTCTGAAATTGTTGCCACTTCTGCATTAAGCGGTAACGAGATTTTATCCATGGTGCTTAGCTCTGAATATATCCAGCCACTTGTAGGTATGGGTGTTTCAACTATCGCTTTAGCACGTCCTAACTACAACAGCCCGTTTGCATTCGATACTGTTTCAGCAATGGGTTTAAACATCAAGCGTGATTTTGCTAACGGCGGCACTGCTGTTCAATTCGCGTCTGAGTAAGGGTGGGTTATGAACGATAAAGCAGCAAAACAATATGTTGTTGCGTTACCAAGTTGTTCTTGGGGAAAAAAAGGCGATGTAATAGAGCTAGAAGGTGATTTGACTCCGCGTCAAAGCGCCATGCTCAAGCCTTACCAAGCGCCAGAAGTAAAAAAGCTAGTAACAGCAAAAAAGTAATAGCGTAAAAGCTAATCAGAAGCCCCTTTTTTAGGGGCTTTTTTATTGAAATATTAAAGGGTAATCCATGGCAACTATCACTGTTTTCGATGTTATTGATTTAACAGAAACGAACTTAGACCCTAAAGCCATAATGATTTTTATTAAAATGGTTGATGCTGCTGATACTTGCTTAAATGCGCAAGGTTTGACAGATGACCAAATAAAAGGCCTCAAGCTGTTCTGTGTTGCGCATCTCGTCACAGCAAGCGAAGGGGGTCAAGTTAAATCAGAAACCGATATGGACGGGGCAAGCGCTTCTTATGCTGTGCCAACGGGTACAGGCTTCGACTCTACAACATTCGGCATGATGGCTAAAACGTTAGCCGGTTTCGATTGTATATCAGCGCTATTCGATAAGCCTCGACGTTTTGCGGGTGCAGTTTAATGAGTCGCGTTCGTGGTCGTTTTCTTAAAGATACGGTTACACGGTGGCGTGAAACGCCTTATAACGCTGAAGCACCTTACGCTAGTGCATGGGGTGAGCCTATTCACTACCCTTGTAACTTTATGACCGGCGGCAGTGTTCAGCGAGATAGAGAGGGCGGCGAGTTTCAGCCTTTGACCACTTATCGATGCAAAGAAATTGATATTGCTATTGGGGATCGTGTTGCTCAAGGTGAATTTTACGACTTAACGCCCGTTGAAGGTGCTGAAACCGTCAAAAAAACCGCTACAGGCTCAACGCTTCGCGGTAGTAAAGATTTTAATGTGTACACGGGTTAATTATGCCTTTTAAGCCCGGCAAATCTCCCACTGATGTTGCAAAGGCAGTTGATGCAAAATTATTCGAGATTACTGCACAGCAATTACCTATAGCGCTTGAGACGGTCGCTTATGCTGTAGGAGCTAGGGCTGATTTTTATGTCCCTATTGATACATCTGCATTGATTAATAGCCGTTCAATCAGGGTAGAGGCGCATGAGGGCGGATTTAGGGCAACTATTGGCTACTACCAAGAGTATGCAAAATATTTACACGGCATTAATGGTGTAACACCAATTTGGACGCCAAAACCATCTGGCACACCCGGCAAGAAAACAGGCGGCTACAATGCAAATGCAGAGCCTAACTGGATAACAAAAGGCGCGGCTGAAATCGATATGAAAGGCATGTTAGCACAGGCGATGAAAGTATGAGCGCCACCAGTAGACCAGCCGACCTAGTACGCAATCACATTAGAGATAATGTTTTGACTGCTTATCTCCCCGCTATTATGTGGGATGAATCACAAGAGCCGTTTAAAACCAATAAAGATGCAAAAATCATTGTTGCAAGGCAAGAAGGGCGAGGAGTTAACGCCTTTATTCGCGTTCATAGCGTTCAAGTGTGGTTGTTTAGCAAAGCTAATGCAGCACCAGCGGATAACAACGCCTTATTTGATGACGCTAATCTAGCGTGTGATTACATCATGTCTATTAATCAACGTTTAGCCGGTTCGGACTTGGAAATAGCAGCGCCCATTATTGAGCATGTAACAGGCCCATATAAGACGGGCGAGAATCGATATTTTTACCGCTTTACAGTACGAGTTTTATCTTAACACTTAATTAAATTTAAACACATTTAAGCCCCTCATTTGGGGCTTTTTTTATACCTAAAAAAGAGGGTTTTACAATGAGCGTAGGCATTGGCGTAATTGGGCGCGAAGTTACATTTACATTTGGTGGCGTGGTTGTCAAAGGCGTTACGTCAAAGGCTTTAGAGCTAACTAATACTCGCGGTGAAGTGGGTGATGATAGCTCAGGCGGTTACACGCAGGCATTAGCTAAGGCGCTGGAAAAATCAGGCGGCATGACTGTAGAGGGCTTAGTTAAAAACTATGAGCTATTTGCAGCATGGTTTACTAATGAATCTTGCATCTATCCGGTTGCGTTTACTTTACCAGATGGCTCAACGTTGGCATGGGACTTCTTCATGGACTCGCTAAGCTCACCAAATGTTTACAATGATTTATCGACTTATAGTATGAGCCTTTCAAGCTCTGGCGCACCTACTTGGGTTAGCGGTACTTAATCAATGAATAACTTCATTGATAAATCACTGACAATTAAATGGGGTGGTGAAGATGTAAAAATCAACATCACCAATGAGCTATGCAATCAACTAGAAGCAAACGGCATTAACCTTTTTAAAATGTCGGTTGATTTGGGCACAGGTGGCACGCCTAAAATGTTTTTAATTGGGCAACTAATCACCATGCTTTTACAGTCTGCAGGCAAGCAAGTAAATCAGGGCGATGTAATGCCCTTGCTTACTCAATCAGCGGTCGATTCTGTTGAATTGTATAAATTCACTCAAGTATTTTTATCAAAAGTGTTTCCGCCAGTTGAAAGTGTGAATGTGGGAAAGTCCAGCAAAGCCAAGAAATAACCTGTTTTCCTTGGCTGGATATGTACGACTTATGTGTGGGTGCAATGGGATTACCCGTTGAAACCTATTGGCAAATGTCACCCTCTGAAACATTCCGTTTTATCAAAGCTAAAACACCAAAAATCAAACTAGGCGGGTTAGATCAAAGCGATCTCGAACGCATGGCAAAAGACATCTACGAAAACGACGAGTATATATAATGACTGACTCAGTAGGCGGTATCGAGTACTACATTGATGCTGACGCTCAAGCCGTTTTAAAAGCCGGTGACAAGGTTCACGAAACCACAGCGGGAATGTCTAAAGATTTTGGGATTGTTGATAAAGCGGTCCAGAGCCTTATTGCTAAACAGGTAGCACTAGGCTCGACGGTTGATAAAACAGGTAATATTGTTGATAAATTCGGCAATGTAAACACCAAAGCAACAGCCGCAGTAAAGCAGTTAATTGATAAGCAAAATCAATTAAAAGCATCAGCGACCAATGTCGATGCTGCATATCAAAAGCTTAACAGCGTATCAGGAAGGACAAACAAAAACTTCAAGGTACAAAAAGGCTTTATGCAGCAAGCAGGTTATCAAGTGGGTGACTTTGCGGTTCAGGTTCAAGGTGGTCAAAGTGCAATGGTTGCTTTTAACCAGCAGTTTGCACAATTGGCCGGTTACTTGGGTCCGGGTGGCGCTGTTATTGGTGGTGTTGCGGCGGTTGCGGGTGCGCTTGCTACCGCTTTGCTCCCATCCTTGTTTAGCTCAAGTCAAGAAACTGAAAAGCTAATTGATAAAATTAAAGAGCTTGGTGAGACGCAATTACTAACTGCAGATCAAGCCAAGTTTTTAGCCGATCAAGAAGGCAAAAGCCAGAAAGAGCGCAAAAAGTCCATAACGGAAACCGAAAAGGGGATTAAGGCAGCCGAAAAGGAGACTGAGGCATTAAAGCAGCGCTTTGAGTCTGCTAAGGCCTTATCTGATTTAAGGGATGGCTCAAAGTCAGAAGAAAGATCACTACAAAGGACTGAGCAAGCTTCCCAAGCATACGAAGAACAGCTATCTAAATTACTAGAGCTAAAAGCTAATTTAGCGTTATTAAATGATGAATATTCAAAGTCAGAAACAAAATTAGCCGCATTAGACTTATTATCAAACGGTGCCACCAAGCAAACAGACGAGCAAAAGAAAGCCTCTGACGAATTAATCCAAAGCCTCACAGAACAAAGTGAAGCTATAGGCAAAACAAGCCGTGACATTCTTGAAAGTAACTTAGCCAAATTAA